GGGGCACCGACAATCGAGGAAAGCAGCTCCGCCAGCGTGGAGGCCGCGCCCTCCGGACAGTAAGGAGGTCGCATGACTCTCATTCAAGTCACCGGCATTATTGCGGCAGCGGCGTCCCTGATCTGCACCTTAGTGGTCGGGGCGCTCACCTTCTTTATGAAGAAAACGCTAAGCGATCTCACCGCCGCAGATAAAGCCAACGCCGACAAGATTGCTGCGGTCGAACACGATTTGAACGATCTAAAGGCAGACCTCCCGCTGCTCTACGTGACACGGGAGGACTTCATCCGCATTATGAACCGGGTCGAAGATAAGCTCGACAAGATACTTTTCGGAAACGGGCCCGGGAAAAACAAGGAGGAATAGCATCGCATGGGCATTATGGATGAAATGCAGGAGCAGGAAGCCAGCAAGAACAAAGCGATCCGGGGCTATATCATCCGGGCCCTGGCAAAAGGCAATCACAATACGCTGCTGATCCGGCAGATTGCGAACGCCCTTGTGGGCGATGGGCTTATTTACTCCCCGGATATTTCAAAGTATCTGGAGTATCTGAAGGAGGGCGACTACATTGCCTACACCGGCAAGACCGCCAACGCCTACCAAGCCTATCGGACCGACTCCGTTATCAAGCTGACGAAGAAAGGCGTTGATCTCGTGGAAGGGACGATCGACGATCCTGGCGTCGATGTCTAAGCAGGAACGACGCCGGACGCGGGTGTGCTCCACGATCGACAAGCTCCCGGATGATATTAAGGGGCAGCTCGACCTGAAGCTCACCGACACCACCAACACCTACTGGGACCTGTCAGACTGGCTCAAGGATGAGGGATACAAGATCAGCAAGTCCGCGATCGGGCGCTATGCGATCCGCAGCACTCAGGCGGCGCAGCGCGTGGCAGAGACCCTCCAGCGCACCCAGGCAATCGCAAAGGCCGTGGAGGCCAATCCGGACCTTGACTATACCAAGGCTGCAAGCATGGTCCTCATGGACGGGCTCATGCAGCGGGTCAGCACGGCGGAGGATGAGTTCGACGCCCTGCCGCTGGACAAGGCCGGGCGGCTCATCGCCTCCCTCTCCCGGAACGCCACCTATGAAAAGCGCGTCCGGCAGGATATGAAGAAGCGGGCCGAGCTTGCCTTCGATCAGATGGAGTCCGAGCTCATGGCGGCGATCAAGCAGCATCCGGAGCTGGCGTCCGAACTGCACGACGTCCTGACCCGAGCCAGAGAGAAGGTGGTCCCGGATGGCGAAGATTGACCTTGCAGAGTACCTCGAAAAGCTGGACGAACCGGAGGATCGCGAAGCGGTTGCCAACCGGGAGTATCAGGCGGATCTCTTTGAGCAGTACGTTACCCGCAGCGACAACTTCCCCGAGAGAAGAGCGGAGCTGCTCCGAAAGTTTCTGGACGGGGCCCCGCTGACCGGGCCGAAGGGCCTGCGCCGTCAGTTGGGCGCGATTGATCTTGAATACTTCGGGCGGGCCTATCTGGCGCACTACTTCGTCCGGGAGTCACCCCCCTTCCACGGGGAGCTCGACCGGATCTGGCGCGATGGCGTCATGAAGGGGCAGGACCCTATCAAAGATGCAGCAGCCATCAGCCGGGCGGACGGATGCCGCCGGGCAATCGAGGCCCCTCGTGGCCACGCCAAGAGCACGACTTTCACCTTCAAGGATTCCATTCACGCAGCAGTTTACAGCTACAAGCATTATGAGATTATCCTCTCCGACAGCTCCGAGCAGGCCGAGGGATTTCTCACGGACATCAAGACCGAGTTTGAGGAGAACGCCGCAATCCGGGAGGACTTCGGCGAACTGGAGGGCAAGGTCTGGAAAGCGTCGGTTATCCTGCTTTCCAACGGGGTCAAGATTGAGGCAATCGGCTCCGGCAAGAAAATCCGTGGTCGGAGGCACAAACAGTGGAGACCCGACCTCATTGTCTGCGACGATCTGGAGAACGACGAGAACGTCAACACCTCCGATCAGCGTAAGAAGCTCCGCAACTGGTTTTACAAGGCGGTTTCAAAGGCAGGCGACACCTACACCGATATCGTGTACATCGGCACCCTGCTCCACTTCGACGCGCTGTTGGCCAACGTGGCCAATAACCCCAGCTACAAAACAGTCAAGTACCGGGGCGTTATCAGCTTCGCCACCAACACGGAGCTGTGGGACGCCTGGGAGGCAATCTTTACAGACCTCTCCAACGATGCCCGGCAGGAGGACGCGAAAGAGTTCTTCGAGGCACACCGTGCCGAGATGCTGGAAGGCACCGAGGTTCTGTGGGAACAGAAGCTCAGCTACTACGATCTTATGGTGATCCGGATCTCCGAAGGCGAGGCATCCTTCAACTCCGAAATCCAGAACGATCCGATTGATCCGGAGAGCTGCTCCTTCCAAGAGGAGTGGATTGACTTCTATGATGACGAGGGCAAGGTCCCTCCGGACTTCTCAGATCCGCGCTTTATCTTCGTTGGTGCAAACGACCCATCCCTCGGCAAGAACAAGAAGTCGGATACCTCCTTCATCGGGGCGCTGGCGAAGGATCTGAAGACCGGGTATATGTACATCCTGATCGCCGACATTGCCAAGCGCAAGCCGGATCAGATTATCACCGACGCCATTGAAAACAGCCGCCGCCTCCAGCGAGACTACAAGCGTCCCTATTATCAGTTCGGCGTTGAGACGGTTCAGTTTCAGTATTACTTCGCGGAGATCATGCGACAGAAGTCCGCAGAGGTCGGAGAGTATCTCCCTATCGTGGAGATCAACTCCGTCCAAAACAAGGACGCCCGCATCCAGAGCCTGCAGCCCTTCGTTAAAAACGGGTACCTGAAGTTCAGCCGAAAGCACAAGACCCTGCTCAAGCAGCTGCTGGAGTATCCGATGGGCAAGAACGACGACGGCCCGGACGGCCTGCAGATGATGGTCAAGCTGGGGCTTGACGTCAAGGTCGGGATGAAGGTCGAGTATAAATCCGCAATCGCCCGCGCCCTTCGGTTTAAGCGCGGAGCCTATTGAGGAGGCGCTACTTATCAACATTCAGGAAAACACATTGATTCACGCCGACAGTCTGACCGTTCTTCGGCAGATGGAACCCGAGAGCGTGGACGCCATTATCACCGATCCACCCTATGGCATCAACTACCGGTCAACCAAAGGGGACTCCATTAAGAACGACATGGCCCCGTTTATCTGGTGGCTCTACGATGCCTATCGGGTTTTGAAGCCGGGTGAATCTGGACGCGGAACTCTGGCGTGTTTTACACGCTGGGATGTGCAACAGGTTTTCATTGACGCAATGAAGCTTGCGGGGTTCGTCGTGAAGAATGAGGTGATCTGGGATAAGGTCTATCACGGCATGGGAGACACAAAGGCCCAGTTTGCCCCGGCTCATGAGAACATCATCTTTGCGGTCAAGGGAAAGTTCAGCTTCCCCGGACACAGGCCAAAAGACCTCATCACTTTCCCAAAGCTGAATAGCTCCCAGATGATCCACCCAACAGAGAAACCCGTAGGACTGTTAACCGACATCATCACAGCCATCACGAAACCAGGCGAGCTGCTCTGTGATCCGTTTGCCGGAAGTGCTTCAACCCTTGTCGCTGCCAAAAAAACGGGGCGGCGCTATATCGGGATTGAGCTTGACGATGAACGCTATGAAGTCGCCCGGCGGCGCTTGGAGGAGGTCAAGGTATGAGCAGCAAGAAGCGCAAGCCGCTGCAGGCTGCACAGGCCCCGCCCCGCAAGAGGCCGGACACGTCCGAAGTTGCCGTCGCCCAGGTGATGGACAAGTACAGCGAATACCCTTCCAACGGCCTCACGCCGGAACGGCTGGCCAACATCTTCAAGGAGGCCGACGCTGGCGACGTGATGCGCCAGATGGAGCTTTTCGAGGAGATGGAGGAAAAGGACCCGCACCTGTTCTCTCAGCTCCAGACCCGCAAGAACGCGGTCACGGGCCTTGACTATGAGATCATCCCCTTCGACTCCGACGATGAGCAAGACAAGGTAATCGCCGAGTTTGTCCAGGAGCAGATCAGCAGCTTGGAGAACTTCGAGGAGATTGAAACGGATCTCCTCGACGCGATTGGCAAAGGCATCGCGGTCTCTGAAATCATCTGGGGATATGATGACGGGCACGTAGTTATCAGCGATATCCGCTCCCGGCATCAGAAGCGGTTCTTCTGGGACAGCCTCGACGATTCCTTCAAGGTCCGCACCGTGGAGCATCCCGAGGGGATCACGCTCCCTCAGAACAAATTCCTGGTCCACAAGTACAAAGCCCGCAGCGGGCACCCTTCCCGCGCCGGTATCCTCCGCGTTGTGGCGTGGATGTACCTCTTCAAAAATTACACCATCAAGGACTGGGTCAGCTTTGCCGAGGTGTTCGGCCTGCCGCTTCGGCTCGGTAAGTACCAGCCCGGCGCAAGCGAAGCCGACAAGGCCGCGCTCATGCAGGCCCTGATTCAGATCGGCGCAGATGCCGCAGGCATGGTCCCGGACGGAACAAGCATCGACTTCATCACCACGCAGAAGCAAGACTCCAGCGATCTCTATGAGAACCTCGCCCGCTACTGCGACGAGCAGACCAGCAAGGCCATTCTCGGACAGACGCTGACCTCGGACTCCGGAGGCGGCAGCTTTGCCCAGAGCAAGACGCACAATGAGGTGCGCCACGATCTGACCGTTGCCGACTGCAAATCCCTGGCATCCACGATCCGGCGCGACCTAATCCGCCCCCTGGTTCTCTTCAACTTTGGAGAAGACAAGCGCATCCCCTACATCCGCTACGCCTGCGAAGAGTCCGAAGACCTTCAGCAGCTGGCGACTATCCTCGGTGACCTGGTTGAGCATACCGGCCTGAAGATACCGACCAGCTACCTCTACAAGAAATTCAGCATTCCAAAGCCCAAGCCGGGCGAGGAGATTGCCGTCGCATCCTACGGCGGTGCAGGTGGCCTTCCGCTCAAGCGAGATTCGGAGGCCCGGCAGCTATCCCTAAAAGTCGGAGAGCCGGAGCACGGCACCCAGGAGCACATTGACCGGCTGGCGGACGCCGCCCTCAAGCATGGAGCTGCAGCCTTCGATCAGGCATTCGCACCCGTTCTCAAATTAGTTGAGAACGCGAACAGTTTGGAGGAGCTCCGGGACATGATGCAGGACGATAAGACCGTCGCCCAGCTTTATGCAAGCATGGACGTTTCCAATGTGGAGGAGCTGCTTCAAAAGGTCATGCTCTACGCAGACCTTGAGGGACGGGTGAAGCCGGATGGATGAGAACGAGATCGACACCCTTTTCAACCGTAAGGACATGACCTTTGAGGAAGCCGCAAAGTTTTTCGGTGATCGTATCCCCGTCACGACCTCGCAGTTCTTCAAACTCGCCGAGCAGTACCGGAACCTCGCCTTTACGGTTTCCGGCTACAGCAAGGCCGAGATCCTCAAGCAGTTTCAGGAGGAGCTTCTGGCTGCGATCCGGGACGGAAACACGATGCAGGATTTCCGGGCGAACATGAACGACTTCCTTAAAGATCACGGTTATAAGGGGATCACCCCGTTTCAGACAGACAACATCTTCCGCACCAATGTTCAGACAGCCTATAACGTCGGCCACTATGAGCAGATGACGGACCCCGCTGTGCTGGATGCACGCCCCTACTGGCAGTATGACGCGGTCAACGACTCGCACACCCGCCCCAGTCATCTTGCCATGGATGGGCGCGTCTTCCCTGCAGACTCCCCAGTATGGGATACCTGGTACCCGCCGAACGGCTACCGTTGCCGCTGCACGGTCCGGTCTCTTTCAAAGCGGCAGGTGGAGCAGCGGGGCTTGAAAGTCGAGGATGATGTGCCTAGCGGCGTTAAGATGGCCGATGGCCGGTTCGTGAATATTCTCCCCGACCCACAGTTTGATACCAACCCCGCGAAGGTGCGGTTTACTCCAGACCTGAAAGGATTCCCCTCCCCACTGGTAAAGGCATATAAGGAGCGTGAGGCGGGGAAGAAATCAGGATAACGCCCAAAAGGCCACAGACGGCCTGTGAGCGGTCCACTACTACAGGCGGGCGATTCCACCAGCAAGCGGGAATGAGGCCGTGCGCACGGCGTCTAACGGCGTTAGAAACGGCGAGGAAAATCATGGTAAAGGAGAACAATGCAAATGAAGGACTTTATCGTCCTCAAAGGCAACAATGTGGAGGTGGCGGGCGCACCTGAAATCATTCCGATTATTCCGCTCGGCCATGTATCCAGCTCAAAGGGTGACTTCGATGTTGATGCCGAGAGCCTGCAGGCGATGAAAGCAAAGATCGCCCAGCGCGGCGTTGATCTGGTGGTCGACTATGAGCATCAGACCCTCGCGGGAGTCCAGGCCCCCGCCGCCGGGTGGGTGCAGGATTTGAGCATAAAGGATGGCTATATCGTCGCCAAGGTACAGTGGACGCCGAAAGCTGCCCAGTACCTTGAGAATAAGGAATACCGCTACATTTCCCCGGTCATCAACGTTCGGAAGTCGGACAACAAGGCAATGGGCCTCCACTCGCTGGCCCTCACCAACACTCCGGCAATCGAAGATATGAAGCCCATTGTCAACTCAGATACTTTTCAAAATCAAGAAGGAGGACCAAACAATATGGATGAACTCATGCAAAAGATCGCGCAGCTCCTGGGTCTGGGTGCGGATGCGACCCCTGACCAGATCATGGAGGCGCTGACCGCCACCCTCAATGACGCGAAGGCCCTGAAGGAAGCGGCGGCAAAAGGAGC